GTAGCTAAGTTCCCATTCGCGTCCCATGTAAGAGTAGATACCGATAAGGAAATGGAAGACAACAAGCTGGAATGGTCCTCCGTTGTAGAGCCATTCATCGAGACTGGCTGCTTCCCAGATGGGATAGAAGTGCAGTCCGATTGCATTTGAAGACGGGACAACTGCTCCCGATATAATGTTATTTCCGTAAAGGAGCGATCCTGCAACTGGTTCACGAATGCCATCAATATCTACAGGTGGTGCGCCAACGAAGGCAATGATAAAACAAATGGTTGCTGCAAGCAGCGTAGGAATCATTAGGATCCCAAACCAACCGACATACAGACGGTTGTTAGTAGAGGTAACCCATTTACAAAAGGTTTCCCAGTTATTTAGTTGTTGTGGTCTAGAAAGTACAGCGGTCATTTAAGTAATAGTTCATGGTTGGGTAAGTAAAATTAAGTAAGACCAGTTTTAAGCCTTGGCTGGCTAGAGCTATGGGAGGAATTGCACCTCCCTTATTCTATTTAGCTATTAAAAATTATACTTGAGGCCAGCCTTTGTTCCGTAGCCAGTTGTATCACCAGTCAGGAAAGACACCTCTCCGTAGATAGACAGTGCATCGCTAATTCCATATGAACCGCCGGCCTTACCGGAGAGTTCTACCTCCCCATCAGCACTATCGGGAGCCTGCAGCGCAGGTCCACCCTGCACATACCAGTTGGCACCTTCGTAACCTACGTGTACATCTATCGCAGAACCTGTGTAGTCCGATCCAGAGAATCCTGAATTGAGTTCTACGTTGGCGTAGGGTCCAGCTTGTGCTGCACCAGCAGCAGAGATCAAGAGGCCAGTAATAATAAGAGATTTCATGTGTGTGTTGTTTACTTTTTCTTTTTAGCAGTTTTAGCAGATCGTTTGAAGTTAGCAGTAGTAGGAGCACCAGGGCTACCAGGTTTCCGCATTGTTTCTCCAGATCCTTGTTTGATACGCATCCGCTTTGCGTGGATGTTAGCGTAGAGACCCTTTTTAGCCATAGTTAGCATTTCCATTTACGTAATGCAAGGGCCTTACGAGTAGGCCGTCCCTTGCTATCTTTCATTGGTCCTTTGACTCCACCCATACGTGCACAGAAGGATTTCTTCCGTTTACCACCACCAGGTTGAGGGGCTTTGAGATTAGAGCCGGTTGCTTTATTGTATTTAGCACGACCAGCTGCAGTCAAGCCACCGGTACGTGATTTATGTTTACCAATTTTTAGGCTGACTGATGGCTTACTCTTAGCCATTATTTTTTAGCCCCTTTCTTAGGGGGACGACCTTTCTTTGTACCGTACGTTCCTTTACCTTGTGGCATTACCAGACTCCGGGGATAATTTGACCAGTGATTGCATAGGCACCAAGAGCTGCCATGACGCCAAGCATAGCCAGACGACCGTTCAGTTTCTCAGCGTTTTCGTTGTGTGTTTCGCGCACGTCAATAAGTGTAATAGGAGGTTCAATTGCGTAGATGTTTGTACGACCGCCGTCTTCATTAATAGTTGTCATTAGAATGATACATTAGAGCGTTCGAGCCTACGCATCACGTCCTGACGATAAGCCGGGTCGTTGTCGTAGCGTGGGTCAGACATGGCTTGTACAACTTCTGCCTGACTGCGGTAAGTACCACCAGCACCAGGTGGCTTACCTTGAACAAGCTCACCTTCTACACCGTTAGCATCACGGTAACGATAAGACAAAGCTTGTACTGCCCAATAAGCAGCAGAAGGATTACCATTGTCCATAATATCATCGTATGCTGCGATCTCTTGTTCAGTCAAGTTTTTACCTGCCCAACCAATCATCTCATTATACTGATTTTCACCACCAACAGCATTCTTTAGACCGTTGGCATATTCTTGTGTCATCTGAGGTTGCTCATTAGACTCCGCTTTGTTACGGTACTCTAAATACATCTGAGCTAGTTGATTTGGATCTGCTTTTGCAATTTGCTGCAGAGTTTCATCATCATACTTTTCTGTTTTAGACTGCTCCCAAAGTTGATCTAACAGTGATTCAGTAGAAGACTCATCTTCAGGTTCTTCTGATGTTTGCTCTTCAGGTTGATCACCCAGTTTCTTTTGAAGTTCAAGGTAAGCAGCTTCAAGCTCTTCAGCGTTTTTATATTTACCAGCAAGACGCTGTTCCTGCTGTTCTTCCATTTGCTCACCTACTTGGAGAGAGTCCTGCTCATCAGCATTTAGCTCTCCAGCTGGTGATTCATCTGGAATCATTGACATTACTTCAGGCATATTTAACTAGGTGGTTGTTCTTGTTGTTGTGCTTGTTGCATGGCTTGCATCTCAGCTTGGGCTGCCTTTTGATTGACAGCTGCCATTTGAGGTTCTTGTTGTTGTGCCATCATTGCTTGTTGCTGCGCCATGGCTTGCTGTTGCTCATTTTGCAATTCTTCCATACTCTTAACAAGGTTAAGCACATCAATACCTTGAGATGCTGCAAACCTTTTAATCACTTCATCTGTATTGATGAACTGTCCAATAGTTTCAGGACCAAGAGTCTGGGCCAGAACAGTAAGAAACTGTGTCAAAGCATCACGATCTTGACCACGACCAAGTGCATTAATACCTGCAACAATGGTTGGTTTGACAATGTTCTTAGGAAGACGTGGGATGTCACCAGATTTTTGAGCTATGTCCAGCTTACGGTTTAGGTAAGGAACAAGAAACTCAACAGTTAACAGGGAGAACAAACCACCCAGCTGCTGCTCTAACTCCATCTGTGTCATACGAACCTCTTCTGCAGTTGTGCGTTCGCTCTGCCTCACATTGAGGATAAGGAATGCTTCACTGAGACGACGTTCCAGAACAGCAGTCATTTGATAAGCAGTTCCAAAGTCAGCAGTCTTACCAACCTGAATGACAGCCACGTCATCAGGTCGCCCTTGAATTATAGCACCATTACCAGCGTTAGCAAGGGTAGCAGGCTTAGTGGTAGAACTGGGGTTCACCACAAACACTACCTTAGCAGCTGCTGCGCTCCCTTCAACCAGGGCTTGTGTCAGTGCTTCAAGTGACTTTAGGTCACCGATGAACTGACCTACCCTACCACGTCCATAGTTCTCACCGTCAACAGTGTTAAACCTAAGTGGGATCCAAGGGTTAGTAGTCTCTGGTGATTTACCTTCTGTACCTTTTAGCTTATGATCAAACGCTTCTTGATGCCATACAAAACGATTGTTCTCTCGTCTTACATGTGTGTATACATCACATTCATCAATATGATCCCCGTAGGTATCACTGACAGTTTGGTTTTGGAGATAATCTTCAGGGAGTTTATCTTCAATTAGTTTTTTGTTAATACGTTCTTTAGTGACGATTTCAATCACGTTGCCGTTGCCATCACGATCGACAACAAAGCGATTCAAAGGATAAACCTTGATACCCTTACGACCCATGAACACTAAGGCATTACCACCGACGACAAGATGCAGTAGTGCTTGATGCACAGCTACACGATCATCAGTTGATGCAATAGATTCAAGGATGATTCGTTCTACTTTTGCAAAAGATAAATCAAGTTCTGATTTAATCTCTGGACCCATCTCTTGCCCCAACTGACTTTCGTCAAGCTGTAGTTTAAAGAAGCTAGTTTGAACGGGCAGTAGAGCTAGCATCAACTTAGATGCCAGAGTAACTACACCTTTCGCACCAACGCTTTGGTAGGGGGTAAGTAGGTTCTTCATGCCGGAAGTGTGTTCCTCATGACCACGAATCAGATAAGGGAGTGTCAGTTTAGATGCCTGTTCAGCTTCGTTTAAGAACTGGGAACGATCACTGGATAAAACGTCATATCGTTGTTTAGCTGACATTGTTTTAAACGTTTACTGATTTAATTTGCATACCGCTTCGCCCAAACGAGGATCCGATACTTCCCATCCGTCTCTGCTGAGATGATGGGGTTTGAACGGAAGCAACCTGTGAAGGTTGATTCTGGTATTGAAGCCTTTGCATTTGATTCTGGTATTGACTCTGCATTCGAGCCATTTGATCTTGCATTTGACTCTGGGATTGAGCCATTTGATTTTGGAACCCTGAAAAATCAAACTGCTGAGGCATGTTACCATAAGATTGACCAGTTAGGCCCCTGGCGATGCCCCCAGCAATGCCGCCGTACCCTTGTCCACCCCCAGGTTTGGGCAGTGCCTGGCCTGTTTGGGTTCTAATAATATTAGTACCAGATGGGTCGTAAATGTTTATAGTTTGCCCTGGTAATGGGGTAACACCAGCCGCTTCTGTATACCCTAGAACACCTTTATTAACAGGATCCCTAATGATATTCTTTTCTGCCTTAGCTGTCATTGCGGCAAATGCTTCTTGGGCATTGTATTCTGGACTCCCTGGTGTATATTGATTACCACCACGGATATTCATCCCGCGAGTAGATGCACCTATTGCACCTCTTAAACTTGCTAATCCTGCTGCGAACAATCCAACTGTCATAAAATTTACCTAATGTTTAATCCACTAATACGGATACCACGACGACCAAATGCACCAGATACACCACGACGGGCAATTTGCATAGGAGTGCCAGCAGAACCCGAAGCCATCTTAACACCAGCAACTTGAGGGCGTTGTTGCTGTGCAACCATTGCTTGCTGCATCTGTTGTTGCAACTCTGTCATGCGCTTGTTCTGTTCTGCCTGCATCTGCATGTATTGCTGCTGCTGTTGCTGTATACTTTGTTGGAACATCTGCTGCATGGATGCTATTTGACTAGCAAACATGTTTTCAGCTTGTTGACCTGTACTAACTGGACTGCTTGGACTACTTGGACTACTTGGTGCCACGTCATTAACGGTGCCTGGCAACTCTGTCGGAATAAACGTAGGTGGATCGTCCTCAACCGGTGGCGGCGTCGGCTCCGGCTCAACCATCTGTGCAGGTGCAGCATCTTTGTAGATTTTTAAAATCCCTCCGCTACCATAAGAATCATAAGCAATGGTATCTTCTAAAACTTTACCAGGGCCACCAGTAAAACTATAACCTTCTTTGATTCCTAGTTTAGCAAAATCACTTTTGTTGCTGCCACTGAAAAGATCTCTACGTTGACTTGTAGCAGCTCGAAGTGCAGAATAGGCTTTATTGTAATTATGACCACTAGTAGGAAGACCTGCTACTGGCCTATAACCGTCATAAACTGGAGTATATTTAGTTTCAGCCATTAGTTTTCCTCCATATATTTGATGACCCACTCAACGACACTACGTTGACCAGATCGGTACATAATTTTCTGCATTGAATCTTCTGGTGTTGGGTTAATAGGTGGAAAAGATTCTCCTAGCTTAGCAAGCATGGCATTTGCTGTCATGCCTCTAACATCTAGAAGATTAAGGTCAGGCATATTGGGGGAGGTTAACATTTGAGTGCTCGAAAAACGCAGGCATACGTCCTGATTTAGTGAAGGAAAGTTCAGGGGCTTTACCCTGATACATTAAGTTATCACTAGATTTCAGCCAAAATTTTTTATCCAAATTCTTATAGGTAGTATTAATACCTAATGGTTGCATTACCCAATTAATTGTAGCAAGCCGCAGTTTATCAAGACTAGGGCTAATCTCTAACCCCATCTCACGACAGACAAGACTATTAGCCGCTACATGGATCTGCTCGTCTCGGCTAATATCTGCACTTACAGTTCGCATTGCAGCTGTACCATTAGCGCGAAAGAATGGTAGAAGAACGAAGAATATTGAACGCTCGGCAACCATCGCTTTCGTGATCGTGTGATCAGGATGCGCGATCCAAGCATCTCGTAGCCGTAACGCTTCGGACTCAGCTTTCTCGTCCACGCTGTCAGCATTTGCGATGTAACCAAGAGCCACGTCGTGGTTCTCTTCGTCTTTGACATTGGATAGGAGTAATCCCCGTGCCAAGTCTGGAACTTCATTAGCCAGGGCATCAGTTATAAAATCTCCCACAGGTAGTTCCATGTGCCGCAAAGCAAGTGCACGGTGGATTGCTTCCTCCGCTCCTTCTTTGCATGTACCAGCAGCTGTCTGTACTGGTGTCCATTTGCGCTTCCGCGCCATTAGTTTTTCGTAAGGGTTCATTCTGCACAATCACATTGAGGTTCAGGGGTGTCATCAAGTAGGCTGTTCAGATAATCATTTACGTCGTCTTCTTCGAGAGCAGCATACGCACTTGACTTGTCTTGAACGTCACCCATAACTTGGAGACTATAATAAAGAGAAGTCTGGGGCGATTTAAGCCACTCCTGGATAAACCCTTCATCATACGTGATCATATCTGACCACGAGTTGAAGCTGTAACCATGTAGAAGTCCAGTCTTGTTAAGTAGAGTCATGATGCCATCGGCAACACGTTTGTAGGCTTCCCAGCCCACCTTAGAGGCGATCTCTACGTCACCATAGTTGTAAGTTTGTACTCCGAAAGTACCGCTGTCGCGATCGACTGTCTGTGAGATAGGTGGAGCGATTTCTGGTGTGCAAGTATAGCCATCCAGATCCACGCTTCGATAACTGCAACTGGCGGTTGGCGCGATAGCAAAGGCTCGAACCATGTTATGGCTGCGAGCAATGCTGGCTGCTTGCTCAATTCCATTGTTAATTTGACTGACAAGTTCATAAGCTGCAGATCGTACTGATTCTCCTTTGTTAAAATGCTCTAATGCACGACCAAATTGGTCATACGTTACTCCGTATCGACGAAGTAGGTTAGCGAGTCCGAGCATCCCGAGCCCCACTTGTCTGTCAGTTTCGCTTGGGAGATATTCTCCGCTTTCGCCAATACCTGTTTTACCATGGAGTTCGCACAACTGGGACATACCTTCAAGGAAAGCACGAGGGATATCGTCGAATTCACAGGCACCGAGAGATACATGTTGGAGTAAACAGGTACCTCGTGAGGGCAGGTAAACCTCAAGGCAGACGTTACCTCGGATGCGTTTTCCTTCATTGTCATACTTTACTTTGTTGAGCCAGATGTCACCTGATTTGATACCAAAGAGGAGTTCATCCTTGAAAGTACAGTTCTCCCACCATTCATCTGTGATGTTGATACACCGTTTGACCCACGGTAGTTCGGATCTAGGAGTGCGAATAAAGTCATGAGCATCAGGGTGGGATAAATCAAGGTGACACACTATCGCACCGTTACGGTATGTGCCGCCCCTCCTTAAGATTTCATTTAAGGTTGAATAAATTTTTGCAAAGGAAACTGGCCCACTCGCAATGAGCTTGTCATTTCCTTTAACCGATTCAGTTCCTTTGGGTCGCAATTTCGACAGGTGAATCGCGCAGCCTGCTCCATTTCGTAGAGCATGGCTGGCAAATCTCCAGCTTGATTCAATTCCATTTGGCCCCTCCATTGAGTCTTCAACAGTGAACACCGTGCACGATACCGGAAGTCTGGACGTTGGATTATCCAACCAAGATTGGACACGTCCCGTGCGAGAAATATAAGATGTGGTCATGGTTTGATAAGATCGTTCAAAACAGGAGGCTGATAGTTTGGTCCTTTTAAGACCTTACCATCTCTACGTCGGATGGGTAAACCGTCCAAGCCTAGCTTAGACATGTTGCTTTTGTGGACGCGATTTAGCGCCTCCTCTAAATCCCATTCCATATTCTCAGCATATTGAAAACAAACATAGACAAGATCTGCAAGCTCTTTCAGTTCATTTTCGTAGGGTTCTTTGTGAACCGCACTATTAAATTCTTTAAATTCTTCATCGATCAAAGCCAGTTGCATAGTCCGGTTCTCCGAACTGTTCTGGATCCCATAAGCTGAACGGAATTGAATTGCTTGATCGCTCAGACTGTTCGACTTGCAGTGTTGTATGTTTGAGTTCATTTTCAAGGTAGTGGATAGCCTTTTTAAGATCTTTCTCTTTCGATTCAGAAGACTTGTAACCGGCTCTGCAAATATATTTAACAGCATTGCCTAAATGATAGTTGAGTTGTTGGTCTCGAATAAAATCCCAGACTTCTATAAGTCCTCGTGTGTAGTGGGTGGGTGAATCGGCCATTTCTTGACTAAGTTACTGACGGTATTGGATAGGACAAAGTTTTGCTTTTGTAATGCAAGGAAGACAGTAATAATGTCATCCTTCTCTGCATCAGGTAGAAGATCATTCAACCTTCTTATTTTTAGATCCTGCTCAAGCGTCAACTCGATAATCGGCGGAGGGGGACCAAAGAATGGGCTGTTGCTTGTCGAAGTCATAATCATCGGCTGTAAGGATCTTTGCAAGTCTTGCATTTTCAAGTGCGATATCTTCCGAAAGATCTTTGTCAGCAAATGCTTCAACGACAGTCTTCCAAGAGTAACCTTTTTCTTCAAAGAGTGTGACCGCACGTTTGACTCCAATACCGGGTACGCCACTGTAGCCGTCAGTTTGGTCACCTGCTAATGTTTGTATAAGGTGCCATTTCTTACCCTCTGACTCTTCCACATTCATAAATTCTGACATGTTAAAGAGGTTACCAGGTATTTGACGCATGTCCTTGTCTGGTGAGCAGATAACACTACCTGGATTTTGTGTAGCGTAGATACCTAGAGCATCATCAGCCTCAAGCGTAGGCATGATCACAACTTTATACTCAGTCTTGAGTCGGTTGATTACACGTTTATAACCACAAGGTTTCTTGCGATTGCGATGCCCTTTGTATGAGGGCTGGATTGATTTACGAAAGTTTACACTGTCGCTGAAAAACAGAATTAGTTCAGGTACATCCCAAAGAAAGTTGTTAATGATTTTAAGTAGGTCTCGCTTAACGTTAGCATACGCTTCACTAAATTTACTTGTAACAAGAATTACATCATCTCCCCAATCTATTTCTGTCTCGGCTCCGGCACAGCTTTTGTAGACCACATAATCGGCGTCTACAAGCATCTTCACTTGCCTTGTCCTCGATAAGCTTTCTTACCACGTTTAGGTACGGAGTTACGTCCATGACCTTGGCGTGTTTTCTTTGCGACTGATTTAATCTCAGTCTTACTTTTTTTGCTGTACATTAGTGGGTTTCGCTCCAGTTGTTTCCGTGTGTTGCTTCCGCGTCGAGCCTGATCCGCATGTTGTAGTATTCTCCAGCTGCTGTAGCGCTATATACCAGGGATGTTGATAAATCTTTGACGTGCTCTGTGGCACACTCGAATTGTAACTCGTCATGAATAAATCCTAGTTGCGATGCACATATCTGTGCTTCTCGCATTGTTTCTTGGTTAATGACCATCCACCGCTTCGCGATCGTGCTTGCCCCTGACTGGAGGCAGTAATTTAACGCTTTGTGAGGTGAATCAACCGCAATTTTTCTACCATCGATAGACTTGATGAACCCTTTTTCTGAAGCTTTTTTGATAGCTCCAAGTAGTTCCCCAAGTCCCTCAACCGCGTCAACATATGCTGAACGGATTTCTTTGCCCTTCTTTTTAGCTGCATTGGTAGATAGTTGTGTGTCGTAACTGTGTCCAATTTTTTCGTCACCTGCACCGTACAGAAAAGCATAGGTTACCGTCTTGACTTGTCGTCTGGAGATACCGATCTTATCTGCGTTGATTTGGTGGATGTCATCCTCAAGTAGTAGTCTTGCGTATCTTCCCCCATCATACCGTGCAAGGTAATGAGCGAGCATACGAAGCTCGATGCCACTAAGATCGGCACCAACCATGGAAAGACCAGGGCTTGGTATAAAGAGTCGTCTGAATCTTTCATCTGATGGGACTTGCCCAAGATTTGGGTTACGGTGGGCACAGCGATGTGTGTTTGTTGCTACACTGCAATGGTGATGTATCCGTTTAGCACTCGTACTCAGCTTGAGCCACGCGTTCGCGCCTTCGCTTATCATTCCAAGCATCTTCGTTATCGTCAAAATCCGGAGGAATGCAAGGGCTGTCGGGCTCCCTATCTCCTTCAATATCGGTTCGTCGATGATAGGTTTCCCAGTAGGTGTCTTCTGGGTGGGCTTCCAGCCATGAAATGTTTGCAGGATCCATGCTATATGATCTCTTGATGTAGGATTTAATTCTTTAAGGCGTGTGAGTGGAGCATCTTTGACATAGCCTTGGGTTCGATTATCTCGCTTAGGAGTAAACAACGATCCTGCAACGTAAGGATGCCTGTCACGTAGTAATTGATAAGTTTGTTCAAGCTCTCGTCGGAGAGTTGATGCAAGTTCCCATGCAGCGCGTTCATCAAAATACCATCCATGTAGTTCTTGTCTGGTAAGGATTTCTGCGACTTCATGTTCTAGCGTAACCCATTCAGGTATGGCTGGAAGTGTTTCCATAGTTTGGTGGTAACGTGAACGTCTTGTATGCAATAATTTTCCATTTCTTGGGACCAGTCCGCCCAATCAGAAGTGGAACCAAAGTCACCTTTCTGTTCATCTAATCTGTAGCCGTAAGATTCTAGTGAGTGTTTGCCGTACAACTTGAGAGGCATACCATCCCAAGTACGCTGTTTATCTAAGTTAATCATGTCCGGATGGTAGAGTCTGCTAAGTAGTAAAGTATCAACCACATGAGCAGGGTTACCAAACCAAGGGTAAAGTTTGCGAATAACAGGTAAGTCGTAACCAATAATGTTGTGACCAATAACCCTGTCCGAATCCTGTAGTCTTTGCAAGCCTCTTGATATCGGCTCACTAGATCCAGTGTCATTGTACGCAATCGTCTCGTCGGTCGAGAGATCATGGATAGCAAGGCAGTGGATGGTACTAACATCATAAAGTAATCCGTTTGTTTCTATGTCAAAGACTAGGCTCACTTCCCAATCCATTTGAATGTCCTATCTTTAAACTTAGCACGTTCGATAGCTTTGGCGGTAGGTGGGTTAGGGCGTTTGAGTTCAGAAGTCTGTGGCGGCGTTGAACTCTTGTTCTGGTTGAGTTTCATAAAATTTACAGGTAGATAAATCATAGTTTAATCGACAAGCAACGCCTGTTTCCCCAGAGTAGCGATTTTTGAGAATTCTAACAGTTGTATCAGAGTGTTTAGATCCACCCTGCTGATCTCTTTCGAGGCCAATAACTGCATCGCTAAGTTGAGCGATTGCCGCACTTCCTCTAAGTTGTCCGAGTGTAACACGTGCACCTTCTTCATGATTTTGATCCGATGATGTGCGCTTAAGATGCGACACAAGAAAT